TGATTACGCTTATGGTCTTAGCGACATACACCCTATTTTATATTTGGTTGACCTTAAAGATTATGCAGAACGAGATATTGGAGCAGCTCTTAACAAGTATGCCACTAGTAGGTTTGATATATCTGCTGGCTTACCCGATATGCCTTATGGACCTGATAAGATTAATGAAATTGTATCTGCCTTTAACACGTTAGAACCCGGTGAAGATATTATTCACGGTAATGATATAGTTATTAAAGAGCTACAAGGTACACAACGTGCCTTTGAATATGGTAAGTACACCGATGATATACTTAAGAAGATACATATATCCTTGAAGGTGCCTGTTACAATGTGGGAAAAGCCTGAACAAGCTAGACCTATATTTGAACCTTATGTCAAACATTTACAAGCCGCTGTAGAAGCGTCTTTAAATTCACAACTTATGCCTCAATTAGAATCAGGCAAAGCTAAATTTTCTTTCCGTCAGATAAACGTAGCAGATGCATTTGCTAAAGCTAAGACGGATATGATATATCTATCAGAAGGTGTTCTGTCACCTAGTGAAGTAAGATTAGAACGCGGACTGAATCCAGAAGGAATTGTAGAACAGCAAGAGACTGCTGAGAATGCTAACCTATCTGGTGGTAAAGATGAGGATAAATCCGAAGAATCAGCCCGTACAGAAAACAGAAATCTAACAGGAGACAGAGAAAAATGAGCGAAGAATATGAGTACGAAGAGTGTATTGTAGAAACTGCACCAGCTCTCAAAAAGAGAGGTATAGAAAATTACAATAAGATGGCGGCAAACTTATGCCGCATGCGAGTAGAACAAGGTACTTCTAGAGAATTTGCGGTAGCAGACACTCTTAAGGAAGACTTAAAACGTACCTTCGCATTAGAATTAGAAGAACCTTTAAATGTAGGTAAAGAAACTATAGACTATCCTATAATTGCTATCACTTCGGGGGTACATGATGAGCAAGGAGACCAAAAGGTTTATATAGAACCCTCTATCCTGAAGGATAACATAGAAAGTTTTAAAGAACTTCCTATTTACTTTAATCACCAGCGAACCGACGACGACCTTATAGGTAAGGCTATCAATCCCGAAATCGTAGAGTTAGACGACGGTAAAACTGGTATTAAAATGTTAGCTAAAGTCTTTAAAGACGCAGCTAAAACAAATGAAGTGTTGGGAAAGTTGGGAAACGGCGATATGACACATGTAAGTATAGATTGGTTTTCTAAAGACCTTGATGTTTTAGGAGAGCCCTTTGCAACTGACATTCGTCCTATCGAGGTGAGTTTTATTGATAATGAAACTCGAACCCCAGTTTGTGAGGCATGTACAATTGAAAACGGAAAGAAATGTGATGAACACCGTGAATTCGGTGAAAAGGAATCTGATTGTGACTGTAACGGTCATGAGAAAGGTTCATGTGCCTGTGATACACATGGGGACAACAGCGAGGTAATAACTATGGCTGAAGAAGAAGTAAAACAAACAGATGCTGAGAACATCACAGAGCGTTCATTCGCAACTATGAAATCTCAGTTAGATGAAATGACTACGTCTTTTGAAGAATTGAATACCAAGCACGAGGAAGCACTTGCTTTAGTAGCAAAATTCGAAGATATGGAAGTTAAGAGAGAAGAGGAAGAACTCAAAGCTCAAAAACTTGCATTCGTAACCGCAATACTAGAGAAAGAAGCAATTCTTGGACAACTCGAAGAGGACAACAAGGATGCTCGTGTGGAGGAACTTTCTTCATGGGATGGAGTTAAGCTAGAAGGATACAGTATCGCAATGGAGTCCATACCGGTACCAGAAGATTCAGAACGAACTTTTGGAAAAGGTAAGGCCCATGATGCTGAAGAAACGCCTGTAGAGGCAGAAGATACCCCACGCATGTTTGCGATGGAAGATGGTAAAGTTAAATTTACCGGGTACAAAAACTAAGGAAAATAAAATATGGCAACAGAAATATTAGTAAATGATGGTGGAGCGCCAGCGCGTATCTTACCATTCACAGCAACAGCAACCATTACTGCAGGAGATGTATTAGAAGTACATACAGATGGTAAAGTTAGGCCAATTACATCCGCCGTTTACAAGGCTACAGGAGTAGCACTAAACGGTGCAGCAGATGGTGAGATGGTTAACGTAATTAGTGGTTCAGGAATAATTGTACGAGTAATACAGAACACCAATTTAGCAGCAGGAGCTTATTTAATGGCAGACACTGGTAATGTAGGTGAAGTTATTGCTTATGCATATAGTGCATCAGCACATAAAGAGATGCTAGGGGTAACTCTAGAGGATGTAGCCCTAGGAGCACTTGTAAAGTGTCTGTGGTTCTAAGGAGAAATAAAATATGGTAACAGCAAACACAGGAATACTAACATCTGCAAGCGCAGGTGACGGTACAACAAGCACAGCAGCACAACGCGTAATAATAGATTTCAAAGACGCTCTTGTAGATTACAGGACAACCTCTTTGGACGCTATCAGCATGTTTTGTGACACAATGCAGACAGAAACCGGTGGAGATATTGATATCACCATCGCAAAGCCAAGTATGGCTATGGAAGAAATAGATGAAGGTTCAACACCAGCATACCAAAGTAATAATCTCAGAAATGAGCGTATTAGCGTTAAAGAATGGGGTATTGCAGTCGGTGTAACCCGTAGAATGATTGAAGATTCACGATTCAACGAAGTTGAGTTGGCTATGAATGAAGCAAGACGAGCAGTAGACAGACATATCACTAAACATGTTATGTACGCCCTTATGGGTAAAACTGATGCTACAGTTCGACCTGAAGCAACAATCACTACAGCATCTGAAGATACAATTGAAGAGTTCGGAGCTTTCCCAGCAGGGGCATTCTTCGGAGCTTCTCCATCAACATCTTCTTTAGACCAAGGACGACTTGTCGAATACGGTGATTATTCAACTACAGCTTTAAACACTCTAGGTAGTCACTACGTCGCAAGTACGTCAACTGTAACCGGAACCAACGATATCGCTTTGGTAGACTTAACTACAGCTATGAACTTAATAGCTGCAAAAGGTGGAAACGCAAATTTAATTTTGATTAATCCATCCCACGTTAAGAATTTATTAGATATGGCAGACTTTACAGCAACCGCTGTGGCTTCTGAAATTGTAAGAACTGGAGATGCAGCTGCAGCTCAGAACTTTTTACAAGGAAATAATGGAGTTATCGGTTCTTTGTTCGGTATGAATATCATGGTCAGTGCATGGTGTCCACAGGGAAGATTTGGAGTATTTGATACTTCTGTCAAACCTATGGCTTATGTAGAAAGACGTGGTATGACTGTAGAAGAAGCTAACCCCGGATTTGGAATTGTCGGTTCCTATATGTCTATGAGATATGGACTAAAAATCGTCAGACCAGAATCAGGTGTTATCGTCTACGGTGCTTAGATAAATTAAATTATAGTAAGTAATTTGATATAGGTACGGGGAAAACCTTAATTTCCCCACCCTTTACCACAACCTTTATATACTAGGCCGTGCTAAAGGTATACATATCGAATCATCCTCTGAAAAATGAGATGCGATATAAAAAAGTAAGGAGATTAATATGGCACTAAGTGATAATCGCGGTTCACGCGAATTTGATAAGTTTATAGCAGACGGTAGCGGAGACGCTTCGGTCAGAGTAACTAGTACATCATCTGTAACCACATCAGCAAGCGCAGCAACTGTAACAGTTGCGGCTACTAGTAGTACAGGTACTGTAATTTTAGATAATACCGATGTTGCTGGAAAGGAACGTATGGGTATACAGATGTTTAATGTAACCGCAGATGGTGCTTATACATTTAAGGTATGGGGTACTTTAGTAGCAACTCCGGGTTCAGTTGGTGGAGCTAACTGGACACAAATTGGAGATGATATTGCAGTTGCAGCGGCAACTCCCAATGCTTATAAAGCTATATCTACGACGCCTGTTAAATCTTTAGGAGTTACTTGTTATAAGACTGGTGGTAGTGGAACTCAGACAGCTACAGTTTATTTAATGGCGGATTGAGGTACCTTTGCAGGTACTAAA